TATCCTGAGATGACAGTTTCCAGACAACAAGCAGCTTACGCTCGATGTGAATGACGCTTTGTTATTTTTCTATACTTTAAGTGCATATAGAACTGCTCCATCCACCATCTAAGCTTATAGATTCCTGTACTCTTTTTTACCCTGGTTTGTAGTACAGCCAATGTTGCTTCTAGTTCTATTACTCTCATCATTGCCTTAGATAATACTGCTTCAGCCCTTGCATGATTTTTCATCATGTCTATGCAAAAGGCTTTTATTCTATCTACATCTTCACAGGCCATCACTTCTCTGCATCGGAGTTCTATAGCCAATTCAGCTTCGGGAGGTAGTTCCGTATGGATCATTTTCATAAAGCCGTCATCTTTCATATTATTGAAGATTTGTGGTAGAGCCTGGAAACATTCTGGACTCAATAAAAGCAACCGCTTGATCGTCTATTGAGTTGTCTGTTTGTTTAGCTATTGCCTTTAATAAATCAATTATCAATCTCTTCATTGCCTTAGATTTGATAAAGACTAGAAGGATAGGTTTTAGAATTTTTACCATCGTTTTTATGTGTTACTTCCCAAACATAGCTCCTTTGCTAGTATTAGACAAGAATCTTTACTTTTATGGCTGAAGAACAGGAAGAGAAAGAGGGTACGG